TAACTGTAAGTTCATTAGGTTCAAAGACTAGATTGCCTCCTGCACCCATTTGTATAGTATCAGCAGCATATGCTTGAGCTGCTAATGAAAATGATAATGCTAAAGATGTTAGCATGATCGTAAGTCTACTCATCCACCACATAATTTCGTGTTTGTATTTGGTTAACCTAGACATTCTACTCCTCCTTTAAACAATAGTCAAAAAAACGAGGATGCCCTTCTAGAAAAGGTACATCCTCTTTTGCTTGTTGCATTGCTTCGTATGCGTTCTCTGCATACTCGCAAATTTCTACTGGATTCCTGTCTGTGTCGTGATAACCGACTGTATAGTGGGACATGATCGTTTCAACTCCACTATCGATATTTAGACCGTATCGTAGTAATTAATACTTATTATGTGTGGACTCAAGAACACTGTTAGAGTATCAAAGCACCAATGATAAATCCTTTAGCAAAGGAAATACAAACTACTTGATAATCTGTTAATCCAAACTTATCTTGGCATTTTTTAATAAGCTTTTTATCCCATTCGACTACTTTGTCGAATGCTGTTTTAGCTTTAGATTTAAAGGACATTGATTTTAGAAATTAGGTACACCGAAAGCAGATGGTCCGCCAGTAGCTGCATTCTCACCTGCAAGAGGAGATTGTCCTGCTGGTGGTGCAAGGTCAGGGGTTCCTAAAGGAAGCGACCCCCCACCGATTCCACCGACTCCACCAGGGAGTCCGAGAGATCCAGTAATAGCTTCAATAGCTTGTGATTTAACTCCATCAATGAGTGCATCTCGGTTGACATATACATATAAGCCACTGCCGACAACGGCAAGAGATACAACACCAGACGACACTGCGACGACATTTACGAATTTTTGTAACATGATTTTAGAGTTATGCGATCTATTTATTATATCACATCTTATATGTCTCAGAGCTATCTGAAACACCAACTATCTTAAGAGGTGCTTGCTCAATACGAATAGTTTGAGTAGGACCAGCTTTTGCTATAATAGCTTCAATCTCTTGTGCAGTTGGAGGAGGAGGACCAGCAGGAGCACCATTAGCACCATTACCATTCATCTTCATGGTTCCATCACCCTTCTTAGATGCTGTCTGAATTCCGAAGCTAGCTAAAACTCCAGTAAAAACCGAAGCTATAAATGTCGGATCTATTTTCTGTTGTTCCAGTCCTGGAACTGTCACATAGTTCAAAGTCAATATTCCACCCGACCACACCAACACGCCAATTCTGACCATTGTTGAGATGATCGCTGCTTGTTCTTCAGCGTCTGGAATTATAGCATCTTTTGCTTTTGCAAGCAATCCCTTTTTTTCTTCTTTGGGTTCTTCTGCTACAACTTCTTCTTTAATTTCTTCAGCCATCAATGTAAGAGTAACTAGCTCCTATTTATCCCAAGCAAAACTTAAAGTGACCCTTGGCTCTATAACTATAGGATCATGATAAACACCAGCAGGAATAAACATACCATCTCCAGGTGCTAAACAATATTCATCACCTTCTATATCATACATTGTACTACCAATAGATTGAATCAACAAAACATCTATGTCATCATTATGTTTTCCATATGTAGGAGCTGAAAAACCTAATGAAGTATAGACATGCAAATTTCTTATACCTTCTTTCTTTTCAACCTTATTAAATACCTCTCCTATACTATTAGGATAAAAATCATTCATCAATACAAATGTAGGAGCAGGAGATCTCATTAAAGATTCTGCCATATTTAATATTTTAAATGACCCATCTTCAAATTCCTCAGACATCTTAGATATTACATCACCCCATTCAACATTACAATCTGTAAACTGTTGGGGTAAGTATTCAAATTCTGTTCTGTGAGGACAACATAATTTATTTGGCATCAAGAAATCCTTGTTTAATCATTTTCTGCAATTCAGCAGTACTACCTGTGAATATTGCATTGTTAGTAACATTGTTAGTAGTCTTATTTTTAGTCTCATCAATCTCCTTAACTTTCTTCTGGAGATCCATTAGTTTGTCTGCAATATCAGCAGTTGATTTTAAAACCTGACCTGCTACTTCAAATGCTCTAGGAGATCCAGACTCACCAGCAACCTCCATAATACCATTTAAAGTTTCTTGACCCTTTTCTATTAAGGAATATAACTGAGCACGAGAATATTCATAGTCTTTATCTACTTCAGCCTTATGATCTTTTTGTACTGGAACATCTTTATGTGCATTAAACTTTTGAACATAAGAATGCTCAGAAGTAGTATTTAATGCATCATCTATTGGTTTGGACATTTTCCGATCCTCCAACATAGTCTATATCAGCATGAAGATTTTCAGATGCACCAACATGGAAAGGATTGTTTCTTGATGTAGCAATTCTGTACATCTTTTCATGCATGGTTATATTATCTGCTATCTCTTCTTCGGGTCTAGGTGGGTTATAAGCATCATCACAATCAGAAGATCCATACATATCGAATCTATCATTAGTTGCTATTGGCATATCATCAAGGGGGTTGTGTCCATATTCTGTATATGGTATATATTCCCAATTGGGATCAAACCAAGGATCGTAAGGAACTTTATCTGGTGCAGCGTAGGTCATACATCCTCTTGTCTAGTTGGACTATACTTCTTGGAATCGCCAAACATAGTAGTTGTTTCGCTAAATCCAAAGTCATCCTCAGGTCCAGCAGAAACAGGATCTGGGGTAACAGTATACCTCATCTCACGCTTAGCTGCCTGAGTATCAGTATTTGCATAGTAATCAACTTGAACTTTCTTAATGAGACCGTCTGTAGTATCAGCAACAGGACCAAAGAGGTAGGTCTTAGCAGTAAACTGGAAGGTATACATTAGTACCCTCCTAGTTGAAAAATCTCCTTCATATTCATCACTAAAAGAAATATTATCTAATACAATAGGAATATCTCTTTTTTCTCCAATAGAATCTACTAGATCTATTGTAACATTAAATGCTGGTTGAAAGAAAGGAAGTATCTGTTCTACAATTTGCAATGCATCATCATTCAATTTAGTCATTGAATTTAATTCAAAATTAATATTATAAGGTACTGGTAAATATACTTTTTTTACTTTAGTATTTGATGGATCTCTATTATCAACTGCCTTAAATGTTCTTGTTATACTAGACTTTCTACCAGGATCATATGACATACCAGTCATTTCAAATGACAGTCTAGGTAGAGTAATAGCAGTTGCTTTTGACAACTCTTCCTGCTGTTCAAGTTTAGCTAAGAATTTTTGTTTTGGTCCATATATTAATGGAACTTTAGTTTCACTAAGAGTGCCACCTTGCCTATCATCATGTCTAATATTAATATCATTAAACAGTGTACCAAAGGCAATAATGGTCTTTCTTAAAATTTCATGGTAGAAATAAGTACCTAACATTATACATCTCCAAAGGGATTAGATTCAGTAAAATCGAGAAGCTTATCCGCTTCTACTTCAAATTCATCATTCATAAAGTATTCATCACCTGCAGCTTGATCACTCAAGTCATCATTATAAGAGAAGACTTGATATCTAGCAGATGATGCAGTTCCAGTAATGTACTCACCAGATCTGAAATCACCAGTATTTATGGACACTTCTAACTGTCTAGTAGTTGCATTCCAACTCTTAACATATGCTTCAGTACCAGAATCAGATCCAACTACCCTTTCATTTATGTGATATGTTCCAATACCTGTACTCAATGGAGCACTGATAGAAACTGTAGGAGTTGCTTCATAACCTTCACCAGCATCTGTTAAGTATATTCTAAACATATTAGATCCAGACAGAGTTGCAACAGCAGTTGCTTGTACCTGACCTGCCTTAGCACCAACCATAGCACCAGTACCAACAAATGTACCAGGATTAGCAGAACCAATACCACCAAAGGAAGTACCAATACCAACACTGCTAGTACCAATAGAAGTTACAATAGCACCGCCAATAAGAGTTACTTGTCCAGCACCACTAACAAAATTAATAGTATGACCTATAGCAATATTTGCCATAGTATTAATTCCAGTAATCTCCATTGTTCCTGCAGTAGCAACACCAGTAAACTGATATTGTTTATCAACAAACTGAGGGTGTTGAATAGTAACTATAGGAGGAGAAACATAGTTAGAACCTGGTTGCTGAATTCTAATAGAACAGATACCACTATTTGTTAATGTAGCAGTTGCAGCAGCACCTACACCTGGAGTACCAAATCCAATAGTAGGTGGTTCCTGATAAGCAAAACCTGGATTAGTTATAGCAAGATAATCTATAGCAGCAAGATTTCCTTTGGTAGTAGTAATTGCTACAACAGCACCAAGAGATGTTGATACACCAGCAGGAGATGGTGAAACCGTAATATTGGGTACAGATGTATATCCAGAACCATCATCATTTAGTGTAACCATTCTCATTGCACCAGATAGTGCAAAAGTATCTACAGATGCTTTAGCAGTAGATCCTATACCAGCAAGAGTAACTGTGGTAATAAACCCTTCTTCACTTAATCTCTCATCAATACCAGCAACATTTGTATCGATGATATCGTCTTGAATCTGATATAGCTCACATTGTAATTCATAAGTATAATTCTTACCTAACTGAAAGAAAGGACTCTCATGTTCTACATGCTTAATCTCAAATAACCTTTCTCCATATGGGAACCATATTAAATCACCTTCCTTAGGTCTAGTACCAAAATCTATATCTCCATCTAATGCACCAGTTAAGTTTGTAGAATTAAATTGGAAAGGTGCAATAAAATCTTCGTATCTTTCTCTAGATATTGTTAAAGTAATTTCATTCTGTAGGTTAATACCAAACTTAGTCATCACATCACTACCTTTAGCATACCCCTCATAGTTGTTTAGGTACGCTTCAATAAGATAATTATCATTGAATTTTGATGATTGAACTTCTCCCAATACATCATCTGTAACAATTTGTTTTCTAGGGATGTAATAAACATCCATCCCAAACATCTGAAGATGTTCATCCACTAAAGACTGTACCAGTCTTTGCTCATCAGGTGAACCGTGTTGAAAGAAGGGTGATACAGGTGTCATTAACCTATCATGTCAAGGACTGGAATTTCGTAAGTAGATAGCATTTTTTCTTCTATCTCTCTTAACTCTAGGTCAGCATCTTCATAGATCTGACGACCATTAAGTTCTATACCTCCAGGAAGTTTAACTCCTTGGAATTTAATGAGGTTCTGACCCCACTGCTTTTTAATCTTTGATGTCAAATATCTCTTTAAGAAAGAATCATTATAGACACCACTGTAGTTGGAAGGATCCATTATTCTATAACACTCAATTAATACCCAATGACCAACAGTTGTGGAAGCCCAATCAATATCCATATAAAGTCTATTGTTTCTCTTATTATATCTAATTTGAGTAGATGTAGTTAACAAGAAATTAATATCTTCTAGATATGTTTTAGTCATAGAATAATTTAGTAGACCATCATATCCCAAATTAAAAGCAATATCATTTAAGAATAATTGATACTTCAAATTAAACATACCATTACTAAGACCACTACTATCAAACTGCATAACTCTTTCAATTCCTAATATAGAATCTGGAACTGTAAGATAACTTTCATTTTCTTCAAATACACCAGATGCAGTAGATGTACTAGCAATACCTACACTAAATCCACCACCTCTTGCTCTACCCTTCTCCTTGTCTTCTTCAGTAAGTTGATACTTAAGCAATACCTTTTCGACACCATCAAAATGTCTCTCATAAAAATATTGTAAAGAGTCATCCATTAAGTCATCAATTTGCTCATCAGCAACATTAATCTCCAAGATTGGAGCACCTAATTGTCTTAGACAGTAATCAGCTAGTGTTGCTCTACTATTCGGTTTTGCCATTAGAAGAATCCTCCATCGATGGAGTCAGTCCATTGTGGGACTCCAGAAGCGTTTGTGGTCATTACATAGTTAGAAGTAGTTAGGAATCCAACTGTACTTGCTGTACTTACTAGTCTTCCATCATCTTCAAAGTAACCCATACCATTTGGACCACTGTATCCAATACCAGTGCTTCCACCCTGATCTGAGCGATAATATAATCCTTGTTTAAATGTAGCATATCCTACGACATGTACATTATCTTGAATAGTGACTTGTCCTGCAGCAGAATCTAAAACTAATTCCCCACTATTGGTTTCAATTCTAGTAGAAGAACTACCAGCACCAATCTTAATGTCAGAAACTGTAGTAACACCAGTAATAACAACTTCATTAAATGTACTGATTCCAGTAATCTTAATGTTTCTACCATTAACCTCATCATATACAACATCACCAATAACATTCAAGTTACCAGCGACATATATGTCGTCTTGGAATGTTGCTATACCAACGAAAGTAGAGAAACCAGCGAAGGTCATCTCAGTAGCAATACCAGTCTGTATTCTGGCATTTGTTATTGCAAAGTCAGTTGCTAAACCAGCAGTGATCTTAGCATCAAGGATATCTGCATCAGCAAGATCAACAGCATTGGCAGTTACTACACCAGCAGTTGCTGTGATAGAAGAACCAATTGCAACTTCTCCCTTATAGACACCGTTATCTTTGAAGGTAACGATACCAAGCATTTCTGATCCAGATGCTCTAGCAATGAATCTGTCACCACTACCAGAAGCTGCTGAATCAGCATACATCAACTTAATTGTCTTATTATCGACAGTTAAGAAGTCACTGCTACCAGCAGCAGTTTGTACACTAAAGTAATCACTTCTTATTTGAAGTCTTGCATATGTTGCATTGCCATTTGCATGAGAGAAGATTGTATGACCTCTGTTAGCAAATGCATCAGTATCAACATGTTCAACAGTTAAATCGTCATCTGAACCAATTCTTACCTTAACATTGTCTGGAAGATCTGTATGACTATTAAGACCAACAGGAGCATTAATTGTTAATGATCCATCACCAACAGTTTGACCAACTGTAAACGCTGTAGCAAGACCTGTAGCGATCTTAGCATCAACTACATCTAGGTTATTAACATCTGCACTACTGCTGACTGTTACAACGCCTGTAGCATTGATTCTCTCGAATCTAGCAGTGTCTAGAACATCTAACCTATCTCTAACAGTAGCAGTTCCGATACCAATTTTCTGATTGGCATCGATACGCATTGCCTCTTCATTGTCAGTAGAGAGGCGAATAGTACCATCAGTACCACTATCAGTTAAAGCAATAGATGTATCACCCTTCTGGAAAGAATCCAGTTGAATGGTTGTAGCAGTTAGAATACCTAAAACATGAACATCACCAGTAATGTTGACATCACCAGCACCAGAAGGATCAATATTAATATCACCTGTAGTAGATTCAATATTATTACCAGCAATTTGGATATTACCAAATGTACCACTGGTAGGTGTTATTTGGCTACTATTACCAGAAGAATCTGAAACAGTTAAATTGGATAATGCTTGAAGACTGGTTACCTGTTGCGAGAATGCAACTGTACCATTTTCTTGGTCAACATAGAATGCTTCACCAACACGGAAGTCTCCTTTCTGATCAATACTAACGAATGATACATCACCGTTATTGGTTTGAGTAACTTCGTTTGCTTGTATTGCTGTATTAGGATCGTTACTAATATCACCACCAGAACCAACATGGTTAAAGTTAAGTGCAAAACACCTTAGAGTAACACCATCACCATCAGCAACAACACCCTTTTGACCATACTCAACTGCACAACCAACTGAACGCATGTCAGCACCAAACTGACTGTAATCAGCAAGGATAATCTTAGTAGCAGTTCCTACTCCACTGTTAGGTTGAGTTATTCTGATATCCTGAGTAACTATCGTGTCATCAGTAGCAGTTGAAACACCATTAGTTCCGTTAAAGTCAACTAGTAATGAAGTATTCTTATTACCAGCAGCCTCAGCACTATAACCATAAGTATATGCACCATCTGGTAGTGCATGAGATCCTTTCTGGACAAATACATCATCAATCCAACCTGTAACTGCGTTAGCAGCACCGTCAAAATCAGCACCAATTACAATAGGTTTCTGTGTACCGAGATCAGTAGAATATGATGTTGCTTCAGCTCTCTTAGCACCATTAGAATATGCTATTAATTTTGTACCTCTCTTGGCAACAGCGATATGATGCCATGCACCAGTTGTAATACCTGCACTAGCAGCAGATAATGCTGTTGTATGTCCAACACGAACATCGTATTCATTACCTCTGAAGGCAATACTTAAACCACTTGTATCTGTTCCTGACTCTCTAAAGTCAACAGCAGTAGCACTAGTTAATCCAGTACTATTCCTATAAACCCAGAAACCAACAGCAAATTCTCCTGTACCAAATCCAAACTCATCATCACTTGATGCACTAACAGAATCGTTAGTACCATCTAATTTAAGTGATGCAGTACCAAACTTCTTAACACTAGTATCTAACTGAGCATCACCATTGAAAGTAAGTGTCTTAGCAGTTCTTGCTTGTAGTAATTCAAATCCAAGCTGCTTACCAGTTACATCAAGATATGTACCATCGTAGTTAGATACAACAGCAGTACCTAATCCAGTAACACCATCAGTGTCATAGTAAGTGATTGTATCACCAATACCAAGTGCTGATGTTGTAGTAATACCAGTTAGTCTTAATCTTGTCTTACCAGCAGATGAAAGACCGACTGTACCAGATTCACCTTTAATACCTGTAGAAGCAAAGTATGTGAAACAGTTAAGGAACTCAATACGAGCACCGTTGGTCATCACTAGACCTGGAGCATTAGGTACAATGAAGGTTGCTTCATTGAATAACATTCCTGCTTCAATGGATCCTGCTTGAACCTGAGAACCATCAATATAAGCACCACCACCAGATATGTAAGAAGATGGAGGTGAGTCAGCAGAACCATAACCATATGGATCAGCAGTAGTTGTATTAGTACCTTTGTTGTATACAGTTACACGCTGAACATAAGGAGATCTGGAAGTAATTGCAATACCAGGTGCATACTTAAATGCATATCCTTGATTACCTGCGGTATCAAAGAACATGTCAGCGATAGTTAAGTCTTCAACGACTGTTCTATCATTCAATAAGAAGCAATCTTTTTGCTTCGTAGCACTTGTTGGAACAATCTTAGTAGCACGAAGACCATTACCCTTAACAGTTAATCCATCAG